TTCATAAAGTCGCAGCTCAAGGATCCAGAATCGGCACGATTCAATGAGGTCGCCCTGCAGCGCGTTGTTATCTCTGCATCCAAAACCGACCCGGCAGTTGTGCCTGTCTGGGAATCCGGAATCCTGGTCAATGCCAGGAATTCGTTCGGCGGGTACTCAGGATTCCGGCTCTGGAGCTTCTATTATCGCAACGGCACGCTGTTCGCCGTCGAAACGGAAGACGCCGGGCGACGTTACCTGGCGCCGACGCCTGCAGAGGCCAGGTAATCAAAGCCCGTACCTGCCCTTCGTCCCGTTCCAGTTGACGTCGAGCTCCGCCTTCGTGAGATTGCGGTTGTAGAGCCGCAGTATGTAGATCCGCGTCCCGCTCGGCACATGGTAAGCCCCGTCGCCGCTGGCGCCGATCTTTGAGCGGTTCGCCGTGTCTGCCGTGCCCGGGCTCGTCAGGCTCGCGGTCCATGTGTCAGCCGACCCGGCCTGCATGTACGCGCCGTTGCGGTAAAAGAACGAGGCATCCGTCCCGGTCCCGTCGAAGGAGACGGCGAGCATTTGGATTGCCCCGGATGGAATGACTGCGTCGGTGGTCTTCGTGAAAGCGGATGTTCCGCCTGAGTCTTGTTTTAGCCGGAGGTTGAGCTTTCCGCCGACCCCTGCGTCGCTGCCAAGGTCGCCGAAGAGCACGCCGCGGCTCATGTCTGAACCGCCTTGGTCGCTCGATCCGGAGTCGAAGAGCGGCGCGATGTTGTTCGCGGTCGTGCCATCCCATCGCATCCACGCTTCGATCGTGAACTTCGTTCCGGCCTTGTGCATGGCGCGAAGGAAGGCCGGCATCGACCCGGCGACGAGCGTGTGCGTGAACTCGTCGTCGGAGCCGTCCATTTCCCAATAAGCCGAGTTTCCTCCGCTGTTCTGGATAGCCGGATCGGAGCCGTTCGCGCCGGCGCCATCGCCGAGGTTGTAATCGTAGGCCGTCTGAGCACTGCCATCCGAAGGCGTCGCGCGTGCGTTGGCCCACACCTGGCCGCTTGTGTAGTCTTTCGCGTCGAGCTTCGCGACCATGCCGGGTGCGACCTGAGTCGTCTGGCCTGTGATCTCGACCTTTCCGACCGTGAAGGTGATCGCCTGGTAGGTCTGGAACTGCGCCATTTCGATAACCACGCTCGTCGCCGGCGTCGTGGTGCATGTTCCTGTCCAGATCTGCGTGCCATTTCGATAGACCGTTGCGGTCGACCCCGATCTGACGAAGCGAATATCATGAGACAGGGTGTTTTCACTCGTTGTCCACTTCGATACCCCGTCGACAGTGAGACTGCTAGTGCCGACATTCCCGTCCGCCACGAAGCCGTCATTAAACGAAAAACTGATTGGCCCGCAAACAATGAAAATGTACCCAAGGTCTCCGGTCGGGTTGTTTGCCGTGACCGCCGTGAACGTGATATCGAAGTCGGTCGATGCATTGATTTCAGCCGTAGCGATCGCGCCGTGCCAGCTTGATCCGGTGCCGTAGCTGCTCATCGTTAGCGCCCCGCTCGATACGGTCATAGAGGCGCCGGTCGTTCCGGAGATCTGCGAAATTACCCACCGCGACGATAGCGTGTCGAAGTCATCGGCCCACGTGTAACTCGTCGGTTGCTCGCCTTGCGGCGTGGTCGCCTGAAGGATCGCCGCCGCAATAATTGAGAGGCGCGGCGTCATCAAGTGATCTCCAGATCGCCGAAGAGATCCCACTCGTTCGTGGCGACCTTGACGAGCCCCCAGGCGGCGCCCTGCGCCCGACACGCAGAGTTGTATCCGGTCGGCTTGTTGATCGTGACGCCGGAGCCGGGCGAGATAGTCGTCTTTCCGGCGCCGGCCTGCACGCCGTTGAGCGTCGTGCCGATCTCAAAAGCGACCGATGCGTTCGGAGGAACCGTGATCGAGTTCGCCGAGCCGCTCGTCATTCGGATGTACTTCCCGAGATCGGTCAAGGCGAGGGTTCTCGACGCGGCGTTGTCTGTAACGATCGACTGATAGCCGATCGCCGCGATCTCGCGCGCCGTCGTCTTCTTCGTCGAGCCAGACTGCACGCCGGGAATGCTCTCTGATCCGGAGAGCTGCGAGGCGGCGGTTAGTTCGGAAATCTTTTGGTCTGCCATTCCGTTACTCCTTGATTATCGTGTTGCTATCTTCGGTCGCGAGCTGGTCGCCGGCTTCGGTGAGGATGCGGCCCGGGTTGTAGAAGAGGAAGGCGTGCGAGTGCATCTGCACGCTTGTGTAGCCGCTGCGCTGGCTCTCGAGCTCCACGCGAAGGGTTCGGATTCCGGTCAAGCCGCTTGCGAAGCTGGTGCCGGTTATCCCGGTCTGCGATTCGACGAGTTGATTGAGGCCGGTGTCGTAGATCCGCAGGTTGTAGGTGACGCCGGCCTCCGGCCCGATGTTCCCGGCGCTCTCGGTCTCGAGGTTTTGCGTTAGCCGGTTGCGGTGCGCCCACGAAACAACGAGGTCGCCGCGAACCTCGGTCGGGTATGCCGTCGAAGGTATCATTCCCTGTGAGCCGGTCAGGCGGAAGAGGCCGGGCGGGTACGGGCGATATTGCCGGCGCGCCATCGTGGTCGAGTCGGCCGGCGCTTCGTTCTCGTCAAGCCGCCCCTGTCCCGTCCTGGTGAGCATCTTGACGATCCCGCTCTGCCCGACGAGGTATTCGGTCGGATCTTCGGCAGAGAACGTGCCGGCGAAGAAGATCCGCGCGCCGGCGCCGTGAGCCTTGGCAACGGTGTCGAGGCATCCGCGCCCGAGCGTGACCGTGCCGGCGCCGGTGTTGAGCGCCGTAACTGAGACGATCTCGTTCTCGATATAGGCCCACGACCCGAGCTCGACCAGATCGAGGTCGACCCCGCTGCCGATCGTGCACACGGCCTGCGTCGGCGTTATATCCGCCATGATCGTGCAGCTCGGGCAGAACGCCCCGGATGCCTTGACCTCATAGGCGCCGCCGGCATAGACGTCGAGGTCGTAGCCGTAGGCGTCCGAGCTCGGGCGAACGGCGAGCGTCGAAAGATACCCGGCGTCGTTTGCCACGGCGGCGAGCTCGGCGGCCGTGAGGCCAGCCGCGAGCTCATAGTAGGTGCGCTCATAGATCTTGCGGTAGGGCGCCGCGAGCGGCTCGCTTACGGGGTTCGTCCATCCCGGCGGCTGCTGCGCCACGTAGCTTGCCGTGGGGAGGCCGAAAACATCCTCGGCGGCCTGAACCTCGATCATGTTGTCGGCGATCGTGCCGCGATTGACGGAGAGCACCCGGAAGACCACGTCGTCGATTCCGAGCGACGGCCAATCGAGCTTGAAGACAGCGCCAGGCCTCAAGTCGTAGAGCTTGCGGTTCGCGCGGAACCGAACCTTCGCAAGCGGCGTCGAGCGAGAAAGAAGATCGCGGAGCGCCACCCGGGCGGCCAGCGTGAACGACCGCAGCCCGGGGTACTTCTTCGTGGCATTGACGACAGCGCCCTGCGCCCGGATGTTGGCGAGATCCTGAACCGTGACCGGCACGTCCTTGTTCGTCTCGGCGTCGGTATAGACGACCGTGATCTCGTTGATCGTCTCGCCCCAGGCGGCGCGCTGGTAGGAATCGAGCGTCCCGATCTCGTCGACGCCATAGACTGGGAGCGCATTGACGTTGTAGTCGGCGCGGATCGGGATCAGGAGGAACTGCCCAGTCGCCTCGTCAAGCGCCATCATCGCGCCAACGTGATCGAGCACGATCTGCACGAAGCCCTCGATCGACTCCTGTTGATTCCAGATCATCGACAGGCCGAAGGCCTCGGCATAGAAGGTATCCGCGGCCGCTCGGAAGTTGGCGTCGTGAATCGACGAGCGCGGGTAGCCCATGCCCCACTCGGCGTTCGTCAGGCATTGGTAGATGATGTGCGCCGGATTCATGCCGGGATAGGTTGCCGGCGTGACCTGCTTCGCGCTCGAGATGATGGTGCCGCTGCTGCCCACCCCGACGAACTTCCCGGCGGCGTAGATGAGCGAGACGATCGGGTAGTTGTCCGAGGATCCGGCCCATGGCGACCAAGTTATCCCATCGACGCTCGTTACCATGTCGTTGGCGTTCGAGGCGATCCATATCCCGTCGCCGTAGGCTAGCGCGGAAATATGCAGCGGTTCGGTGGTTTCCAGCCCGGAAGTTCGCTGCGTCCATGTCAGCGCGTCGACCGAGGTGGCGATCTTTCCAAATGCTGCCGAGGCGACCCACAGGCCATTCGCGTATCCGATATCGAGAACAACATCGGTCTCGCCGAACGGCTCGGAAGTCGGGTAGTTCCACGTCACGCCATTGTCGGTCGAGACACACATCATCCCGAGCGCCCACCCGAGCACCCACTTGCCATCGGCGAAGTGAATGCTCTCGCACTGCGCTCCGTTCAGAATCCCGGTGTGGATCTGCGTCCATGTCGCTCCGCCGTCTTCGCTACGCCAGATATAGGCGTTCTGAACCCCGATGATGAACACGCCGTTCGCGTAATGCACTGAGTAGGCCGCCGCCGGAGCGGGCGCGGCGATCTGCTGCCAGCTCGCGCCGTTGTCGATCGAGCGGTAGATGATTCCGCCGTCAGCGGCGGCGATAAAGACGCCGACCCCGGCCGCGACGGCATGAACGCGGTGTCCGTTCGGGATCGTGACGATCGCATCGACCCAGGTCGCGCCGTCAAACGAGCGCTGTATCTTCCCGCCATCGCCGACCGCAACAAAGACGCCGTTCGCGTAAGCAACGTCGCGGATCAGGTTTGTCCCGAAGCCGTTTGCACGGGGTGTCCAGGTGCGAACCTGCTCCGCCGATTCGACGAAACCGATCTGCGCCTTCTCCGGATACCAGCACCCGTCCGCGCCCCACCCTTGCAGGATGCGCCGAACGCGGACGGCCCACGGCTTGACGTAGGGGTTGTTCGCCGAGATCAGCCCTTGACGGAAGACGAGCGAGAGGATCCCGCGGTACGCCGGGATATCGGCGCCGAGCTTTGCCTCGAGGTAGTCGTTGCGAGCCTGCGCCGGCCCGCCCATGAGGACGTCGAAGAAGCCCGCGACGCCGCCCTCGCGATCGTCTCCGCCGAAGAGCTGCGGCTGATTGATGAACGATGACCCGTTGTCTGTAATGCTGCCCGACCACGCCAGGCGCTTGTCGACCGTGATCGCCGTTACCGCATCGACCGGCCCGTGGCAGATGCCCAGGTGCAGGCCCATGTAATAGCGGTAGCCTACCGTTACTTCCTTCTTCCCGCCCATTACGCGGCCTCCCTTTCTGCCCTGACCTTATCGACGAGCGAGACAGCCATCGCGTCGCCCGTCGCGAGGAGCGCCTCGGCGTCGATCCCGTGCTCGAGGAAGGCCGTCCAATCGAGGCCGTGCGTGGCCGCGAAGGCGCGCATCCCGCGGGCGCAGTAGCGCATGTGCCGGAGCGCGTCGTCGACCGTGATAACGAGAGGCTCGCTCACTACTTGCCGCCCTTCTTCTTGATCGCCGTCACTCTCAGGTCGCCGTACCAGAGCGTGTTCGCACCTTCGACGAGGGTGTCTCCGAAGATGACCGGGATCGGGCGCCCTTCCTGAGCGACCGGCGCGCTGAAATCCTCGATCGCGGCCGGCGGCTGCGTCGCCTGGTTCGACTTCGGCATGAGCGCGTAGCTGATAAGCGCCGAGACGAGGAGAATCGCAAGATAGCCCCACATGGTTTGCCCTCAGTAGATGGACGAGCCGCCGAACGGGTTGACCTCGGGTATGTGTGTCTGACCGCCGAAGTTGTCGCCGTTGCCGAACTTGTTTTTGCAGGTTGAAAAGCTGTGATCGCATCCCGGGTAGGCGCGAACCGCTGCGTTCGCCGGAATGCCAACGATCCCGTGCGTGATCGTGATCGTCGTGCCGATGTGGTCGCGGATGGAGCGGCGCTCGACCGTGCCTGGCGTTGGCTCCCATTCGACGAAGCCGCCGGAGAAGTACCCGTTCGCGAAGGTGCCGAAGGTGCCGGAAATGAGCGTTGTGCCGCCGGCCGAAGACAGCGTGGCGTCGACGCGGAAGCTGGCGTCGCTGATCCCGCACCCCTCTCCCGGAGATCCTTCATAGACAACGTGGCCGCAGTTCTTTTGATAGAGCCGCCGAAGCCCGGTGCGCTTGAGCGAGGTGAAGACCGACTCGCACGTCATCGTGACGAGGCTCCCGGACCACTCCGCGTTGAGCACGCGGCCGCGCCAGGCGATCGAGGCCTCGGAGTCGCCGCGGTGGATCCGGCGGATCGTCAGGAGAATGACCTCGGACGGCGGAGAGACCCGGAAGGCGTCGGCAATCGCGAAGTCGCGCGGCGCCGTGATCCGGATATTCGACTTGGAGATCTCTGCCGTCTGCTCGATCGCCGTGCGCTGCAGCGCGACAGCCTCATAGACCCGGTTGTCGTATTCGAAGTCGGCATCCGCCGAAGTGAAGTGCAGGTAGGAGAGCCCGATCTGGAATTGATACAGCTCGACGACCTTGCCGTCCTGAATCGAGGTCTCGAAAGCGCTAAACGTCATTGTTCATCGTCCGGAAGACGGCCACGGCGTCGGCCTGCTCGCCCGTGTTCCACGCGAGCTCGACGGAATCCTGGTCGAGACGGCACAGCGCCATGAAGGAGACGTGCAGGAACTCCGCCGGCTGAATGACGCGCCCGAAGCTGGCGTCGATGACGAGGCGCTCTGTCGCCGCGTCGATAACCTGCGCTCCGGTAATCCGGCGGTAGAAGATCGTTCCGTCGGCGAGCTCGACACGGATGTCGCGGCGATGCACGCCAGCGTCGACGTAGGTCGTAAACCCATCTGCCACCACATCGATCTCAGTCGCCACGGCAGAGACGGCTGCACGAACCAACAAATCATCGGTCCACGTCGGTATCCAGATTGCACGGTGGCGCCCTGAACGCGCGTACATGAATTGCCGAAAAGCCTCGATCTCGGCGCGGCTTGTAAGCACCCACCTGTAAGCCTGCAGCGTGTCAGGGAGGCCGCTCTCGTCTTCCAGGAAACGCACGCCGGTGCGAGGATCAAATTCGGCCAGCTTGCGCTGGTAGGCCAGCTCCGGATCTTCCGACCACTCCGGGCGCTGCGCCATGACCGGGTGCCCACGATATTCCGCCGGATCGGCAGCCGCCACATGCGGCACCGCACCATCGACTTCGAAGCGCGCAACACCGTAGGCCACATCGGCAACGAAGCGCGACACCAGCTGGCGGTCTTCGAGCCTCGCCCGGCGCACAGGAAATACGGACGAACCGGCCGGCCAGGCGCCCGACATGGGTGATGTCAATGTCACCAGCCCCGACGACGCGACATCGATCTCGAACAACTCGCAGGCAGAAAACCCAGGAGAAAACACGATCCCCAGTCCGCCATCATGAAAATCGCGGGTCGCGGTATCGCACGAAATGCTTGTTGAGCCGACAGAGATCGGCGTCGAGACAATCTCACCGTCCGACCAAACCGGTAGAGCCCAGGTACGGGCACCCCAGGCATAAAGCACGTTCTCGAGGCGGCGCCGCTCGGCGCCTTCCGCCGCAAACGCAAACTCGAACCCCTGGCGCGGGCCGGAGCGCAGCGCGACGCGCTGTTCCTTGCCGCTATAGGAAGGCATGACGTTTGTCATCCATTCCAGCCGCTCGATGAGCGGACGACTCCAATCGGGGCGCCACATCCACACCGCGAGCGAAGGGTCTGTGTAAGCCACGGCCGACCTATGCCAACCGCTGCCGGATGCCGGCCGCGTTTCGCTCGATGACGTTGAGGATGACCTTCTCTCCGGCAGATGAGCCCATCGCATCCGTGAGCACGCCCGAGTCGAGGACGTTGACGATCCGCACGCCCTGGCCCTGCTGCTGCCCGCCGCCGTTGTCGCGGTGGCGCGGGTCGGCCTGCGTGATCACCTCCTCGCCTTTCTTGAGGATGGCCGGCACCTCGTTGGGCGCCAGGCCGGCCACGCCGCCGTTGTGGTAGCGCGGCGCGCCGGCGAAGATCAGCGGGTTGACCTGGCGGATCGTGCCGCCCTGCCCGGCGATGCCGCCGGTGTGCTTCACGCCGGCGCCCATGCCGGCGGAAACGGCCTTGCCGAGACCCGGATAAACCGAGTCGAGGAGCTGCAGCACAAGGTAGGTCGCCAGCGCGCGGGCGGCGATCGTTGCCATCGACCGCACGAAGCCGAGCACGAAGTCTTGTAGCGCTTCCTTCGCGCTCTTGGTGCCGGAGACGAGGTCGTCGAACAGGCCCGTGAGCGCATCGACGCCGGCGCTTGCCGCCGTGGCCGCGAGTTGCTGGTCGAGGAGCTCCAGGCTCTTGCGGAGTTGGATG